GCCTACGCCGCTGCTGTTTCTGTAAAACTGTATTAACGTATTCGTGCTATTGCTGCCGCCTGAGTTGTTTACGAGCAGGGTTGCTTCACCCGCACCAGTAACAAAATATGCCTGACCATGATCATATAGCGTACATCCAACGGCGTTGCTGGCAGAGGTTTTACCAACGTGAAAATTCCCAGACGTATCAATGGTTGCTCGAATAGTATCATTTTGAACAAAAGATACTGGATGGTTTACTTTACTTCCTAACGCAACGACACTACCATAAGCGTGGAAGTAAGCCCGTAGAGAACCGCCAGTAAACAATTCCATCGTAGCACCGACTGAGCCGTTTACTGATATGTTTTTATATGTTGTGGAGTTGTAGTTACTTGGGCTAGATGTGCCAACACCAACATTGCCCGCTGCTGTAATTCTGACACGCTCCGTTGGGCCAGAACCCGGCCCTGTTCCGCTAGGTTTTGTGTAGAAGGCTAGGTCTGTTGCCGCTGTGCTACCAGAATGATTTTCAGCCGCTATAGCTTCAATAGATGCTTCAGCAGCCGCCATTGAGTTTGACCCATCCATAAGCCCCTTATAGCCGAAAGAACCAAGACCCTGACCGCTTGTTGGGTTTCCTGATGCGCCGTTTCTGGTGAGCATTACCCCTTTTGCTCCACCGCCCGTTACAATTCCGAGTCCAACAGGGCTTGGTGCGCTTGTTCCAATGCCAACATTACCGTCATTCTGAAATGTAACTAATGCACCTGTTCCATAAGTAATCTTCAGGTCATTGCTGTCAGCATGAATACCGTATTTAGAAGCTTGCCCTGTATCATTTATTACAATACCGGGTGAACTTGCACCACTAATTTCTAAAGCTGTATCAGAGCCATAATCAGGGGCAGGCGAACTCGTCGCAATGCCAACATTACCGCTGCTGTTGATGGTCATTCGTGTTGCGTTATTCACATACATCGTCATCGCGTCATCGGTGTGATTATATTCTAATGCACCTATGTAATTGTCTGCAACATCACCAAATCTAAGACTACCTATATTCGTTCCATTAGTACTATCAATACGAATACCACCACCATTAGCACTGTGATTGATGATAACTTGGTTACTGGTGTCCACAGTCAGCTCATCAGTCGTAATTGTGCCTGTTACGTCAATACCTGTGCTAGTAGTCTCGAAGGTCTTGGTATTGTCATAAAACAGTTCTACCGCACCATCAGTCAAAAACCGACCCATACTTTCAGTGACGCTTTTGTTTAACAGGATGCCAGTGCCATCTGAAGTAATACGAAGTGGGCCTTCCCCGACATCGCTGATATAACTATGTGTACCATCATGATATAGCTGGAGATCTGAACCAGCCCCCATGATGATTTTGTCGTTGTCACCGAAGGTAGCGTTTCCTTCTAAGGACAAACTATCTAAGAACAAACTATTTATTGAAATATCATCTGTAGCTTCAACAAATGCAGCGCCAGCGCCAGCCCCATCGCTATAAACTATTTTAGTTTTTCCTGCGCCAATAGTTATATTAGCTCCAGATCCTTGAGAGATAATGATATTTTGAGACCCACTTGTAGCGTTCTCAATGAACCACATTTTACTGACTGTATTTGGCCCAATAGTAATTGTGCAAGCACTGTCTAAAGTACCTGTATATTTTAAGTAAATCGCACGTCCAGCATCAGAAGTTCCATCTGCAATTGTTGTCGTGTGAGTGTCAGCATTAGTTGTTATAGCCTCTGTGCCATAACCAAACGCATCCGCGATTAGTTCGAGGTTTGTATTGGTCTTCGTACCCCATGAGCCAGAGTTTTCCCCTGTGGCCATTTCTTCGAGGCGAAGGTCATTTTCATAGGTACTAGCCATGTTGTACTATCCTTTTTTTATTAGTCGATGCGGATCAAGCCAGCGGCTCCGGGAGCTGGGAAAACAATGCGGAATGTGCCAGAAGTAACTGTAAAGTCACCACCAAAATTTAGAACCGCAATTGAATTATTGCCTGCCGTTGTGTCGTTATAGATCAAAGCGCCAGCCGTTGTGAATGATGCTGATGTCCACTCTGGATTAGCAAAGTCAACATAAGCTGTTGTGCCACTTGTGCCAATCACTGGGCTGGTAAGTGTTTCACCACCTGTTGTATACCCACTGCCAGAAGCAACTTCACCACTTGTGGTATATGCTGTTGTTGCAGCGCCTAATGACGCTGAAGAAGTATACAGCGCAATTTTGATTGTATCTGAATCCAGATCCTGTTCTTTTTGAAACAAGTCTTCCTTAAAACTTGTACACATTGCTTGTGCGATAGCCATTATAAACCTCCGTTATATTCTGCTGCGTAGTCTCGCTGCATCTCTTGTACAAATAATTGCACTGCTTCGTCAAATTGTGTCTTGTAGAGTGTTAAAGTTTCTCCAGCTTTTAAGAAGGCTGACGCTTCGTAAAGACACGCTGCTAATAACACATTTTCTGCGTTATCTCCAATCCAAGTATTTGCGTTACTTGAACTCAACCCAGTTTCTGGGGCTATAAAATCAACTTGATAAGTTGATGTTGTTGCGTCTGGAGTGGGTGCAACAGTAAAAGTCGTGCCGCCAATCGCCGCTGTTTTAGTGCTATACATCTCTGGAACGCCTTGAGTTGTGGCATTTGGCCAGTAATCACGCACATATGAATCTACTCTGTGATTTAAATATGCTGTCACATTTGCAGTAATAACAGAAACTTGTCTTATCATCCTTGCAGACGGAACAGTGTAATCCGTTGTGCCTTGCACCAGAGCTGCTGATGCGTTTTTTCTAAAGCAAGGCAAGTTAGGGAGGCGCTGAAAGATCATTTCTTCGGCCTGCTCTATAATCTGATCAATAGATGCTGACAACTCTGCGCTATCATCTTCCATGAAGTTTTGAATGTTTGATACTAATTGTGTGTAATTCATATTCCATTACCCCATGTTCCATTGCCCCAAGCGTTGTTGCCCCACCCAACTGCTGGATCTACAGATCCTATTGCGCCTGTACCAGCTAAACCTGTTTCAGATATTTCAGTTTCTGCAACCTCGCTGCCTGTCGTGCCTACGCCGCCCAATCCAGTGATTGGACCAACAATAAGATTAAAGTCACTACCAGCACCAGTTCCAATCACATGGACAGATCCAGTGCCAGATATACCAGATACTGATATTTCAGATACTGCTGTCTCAGTGCCTGTCGCGCCTGTTCCAATTGCACTTGTAACAGTTAGTACATTTTCTACTGTGTAAGTTCCAATAGAACCTGTACCAGCCACGCCTGTTTCTTCAATTTCAGATTCTGGGACTTCAGTCCCAATTGCTCCTGTGCCAGTTACCCCAGTAACAGTAGTGGCAAAAATTAAGTCACCTAGAGCGCCTGTACCAATAGCACTGGTGACGTTTACATCAAGAGACACTACTAATTCAAAATCACCAATTGCGCCTGTGCCGACTGCTGGATTGATATCAGGGTTTGGATAGACTGCCCCCACAGCGCCTGTACCAGCCACGCCAGTGACTGAAACGTCCATTTCTAGTACAGACCCATGATACACAACACCAAGCCCATGTATGCCCACTGGAGGGCGGTCTTGTATGGGTGTGAAGAAGTCAAAATTGTACCCTATAAATACCTCTGCATTTTCGGGGTCTGTATCTGGGCGTGGATTAAAAAGTGATGTCGCATCAACAACATTTTTAGCGGGTGTGAGCTGTGGTTGTTTTGGCTCCCAATCGTCTGGAGACACGCGAAGGCCATCCCAAGTAGTCATAAGATCCGTATATGGAACCTTTAGACCGCCTCTGTCGCTAATCGCTTGGGATTTTTTGCCTCTTGCGTATTTTGCCATCAATATAAATTCAGCGCAGTGGGCTGAACCCTCAGAGATACACCGTCATTGTCTGACGCTGCTGCAAAGCTAAATGATCTTTCATACATTTCATTTAACATATTAAATTTATCAACTGCAAATTTCATTGCCAACTTACTTGCAAGACCAGCACATATGCATTCATTCCAACGATATGGAATATCTGGATCTTGATTTGATGCCGTGACATCCTCAAGCTGCCTGATCGCCCAGTACACCATACTATATGTTGTTTTGTCTGGTACTTGCCAAAAATATGCAACAGGTGTGTATTGTTTATCCAGCATGTACTGGCTTGGCTTGCCGCCAGAATTTTTGTTTGGAAGCTGATTATAATCTGCAATCGACACACGATTTATGACTTGATCAGATGTATCTGTGCCAGAGCTGTCGCGTATTACTGCATCGATAATGTCTATTGTGCCTACTGGAAGGGTGTATGACGTTGTGCCGTTTACAAGCGTCAAGGTCTGTTGCTGAACAGCCCAGTAATTTATACCCCTATTAGCCCACTCCGCAAAGAGTAGGTTAAGGCTGCGCCGTGCAGACACAGCCTTGTCACCAGTTTGGGTTTGGGTATCAATACCGCAACGCTCGAATGCTTCAGTTATAATTTCTTCGACATTGGGCTGAAACGCTACGGTTCCTGAAGTTGCCATTGAAAACTCCTAGTATTCTTTGATTACCCTTAGAACCAGTTGGTATGAATCACCTACTGCCCCAGCTCCATCTGTCGTAAATTTTATATCCCCAGTTGGATTTGTACCATACGACAGAGTTGATGGAAGGCCACCGAACCTTGAGAAATCGTGATATCCAATATCATCATCCCCAATGTTCATCAAAATGATGTCTACATCAGCGTCAGCCAATACCCGCACCGTCATGCTTTTAATGACCCACCATCCTTCGATGATGCGAACAGCCGTGCAAGGCTCGCCATTCGCGTTGGGAGCAAGTGTAGAAACATCAATCTTTAAGACAGCACTTTCATCTCCTGTATCAACATATTGATACTGGAACGCGAACACTGCCTCTCTGGTGCTATCACTTAGCTTTTTTACTGATACAATGTCAGCCATTTAAACGCTCCTTATGGACGGATAACCGTGTTATAAGCCTGTGCGTACATAATGGTAATTACACAAACACCCGCTGTTGTAGCTGCACTGTTTGTAACAGTTAGCTTTAGGTCAGCAGTACCTGTGTTTGACCACTCGCCTGTGCCGCCACCTTGTGTAGTAACAGTTTTTAGACCAGCAGATGTACCTACTGCCAGTGTATTTAAGATTGTGGTTGCGCCACCAACGGTATCGCCAACACTGACGTTTGTTGCGCCAGATGAAGCTGTAGACATGTCTACTACACAATCAATAATCTTTGAATTT